GCCCAAGAACATGCCGGTCGGGTTGAGCCCTGTGCTGAGAAAGTCTGCATCCCCAGCGAGGCGGCCCATCCACCAGTGGCTGACCTTGTCGCTGCCAACAGTCTGGAGGACCATGTGGAAGTGTTCGTTCCCAATCTCGGCGCTGCCATAGAAGGTGTAGTCCACACCAGAGGTGAAGTTGAGCCGACCTGAGCGAGGGAAAAAACCGCCTGGAAGGTCAGTCACTTGGATGCCCGACCCCCACATAGAGGAGGAGTATTTGTGGAACGCGGTGTCCGCGAGGAGATCCTGGTCTCGGGCGGAGAAGTTGGAGAGCAGAAAGTCGCTAGCGACTCCCGAGCCGTCCGGCACCACCCCAACGTTGTTAGTCCCGTTCTCGTTATATGATCCGAGGTAGGTCCCGACGATCTCTTGACTGTACGCAGGGTCCGGCAGGGTGGCATGGTTGAGGCCCGCGCTGCCCTCTACTGCCGAGACTGAGAGGATCTCGAACACATGGTTCGAGTAGGTCACAGAGCTAATGACAACGCTTGTCTTGAGGATCAAGGCCTGCCCAATCTGTGCCCCGCTGAATGGTCCGTCGCCGTCGGGCACCTGGGCAACAAAGGTAGTTAGGTCAAACAGGTCGCTGCTGCCCTCGACCGGCTGGCCATTTGCAGTGGTCCAAGCGACAGTCCCATTGGCGTCCAAAGGAATCAGAGTCTCGCCCTCTTGCCCAAAGTACAAGTTCGCGTCATAGGTGGATGACCCCGCCGCCTCCCCTAGAAGCTGGCCGAGAAGTACATGCTCCGTCGATAGGTTGTTCATATCCAGGCCAGGTATGATGTCGAACAAGTAGGCCGCTCCGGTGCCCCGGTGCTTTAGGCCAAGCACCGAATTGCCCCCAAAGGCGCTGAGCCCAAGGGCTCCGCCGAAGAGGTCGTCGAAGTTTCCGAGCGTGCGGATTGCAAATGAGCTGATTGCGGTGCGAAGCCCCTCGGGTGAGGTGGCGGTTCCAGTTGTATAGGCCATGGGGGTTCTCCGTGTTAGATTTCGTTCATGTCAAAAAGAAGGTTCCCAGAGTTTCCACCAGATGATGCGGGGACAGGGGTGGTGTTTGGCCCCGCCGACTGGCTGTAGCCAATCACCATGCGGAGCGTGCGACCCCCGGCATTGAACTCAGATCCAGCGGCGTAGGGTACCGGGGTCGCGCCGTCATACCTCTCTATGTTGTTCATCCAATATATGCCGGGGATTTCACCAATATTCTCATATGTCTCGTTGACGGCCGCAGCGCTATAATCCGCCGTGATGGTCTGCGAGTTGGCCCCCGACGTGGCCCAGCTATGGTCATCCGGGGCGATCTGCCTAAAGGTGACCGGGAGAATACGGGGTGCTCCGGGAGTCTCTAAGTGTTGGTAGAACAGACCTTGAGGAGCCTGCCACCCCACGACGGGGTCCCATGCGACCGCTTGGGTGTAGCCGTTGAACTCGGTGACCACCATTTTTTTGCTGTCGGTCACGGTGCCGATACTAATGGTAGTGGTGCCAGCACCGTTAACGTACCACCGCCCTATATTCTGGGACGGCAGTAATGCCTTTGCCTGCGCCGGAGTGTTAAGGGAACTGTCGCCCATTACAAAGTCGTGACTGAGGATCGACGGGGCCTTTAAGATCCAGTAGCCTGCGGAGATGTTAAAAAAGCTCTCTGACCAGATTTTAGAGTCTGCGGTATCCAAAGGCCCGTATGAGGACCTCCACCAAGGGCGCGTCCGGTTTGCGGCTGCGTCGCTTGATCGGTACCCGATGTCCCCAAGGAATGCCATAGGGTGTGGGTACTCGCTGACCTCCTCGTATGAGTTGAACTTGCCAAAGAAATACGAGACGTCTTTATCAGCCTCGGAGGCATCCGGCGATTCTGTGGCTGGGTCAGAAACCTGGCCTAACATTCTAACATACCCAGGGCCTCGGAATATCGTGAAGTAGTCTGCCGAGCGGTCGGCTTGGCTAGCGGGGTCCACACTGCCAAAAGCGCGAGCTGCGCCAAACTGGGTGAAGATACCGTTTGTAGATGTGCTGTAGAGGTCCGGTCGATTGAACCCGCCTCGCGATAAGTTTATGCTGTGAGTGAGGTTGACTACCGGGTAGACCATCGCGTCAATGTTGAGGCCTGCAAAGGCAAGACCTTGGATGTCGTACATACTCATTGGATCTGTGGGCGATAGGTTCTGGTTACGCTTTGTGTCAAAATGTAGGACTGTATAGGGATTGCTGTACCCACTGCCTCGGTTGGTGTTGGCCATGTCCGACCAGTTCAGCTCGTCGGTGTAGTTCGGGTTTATTACGTTGAACGTGGCGGTTATGTTAGAAGCCCAACCTACCCCCGTGGGTGTGTCCGTAGAGTAGTTGGCTACAGAGGAAATGCGAATCGTCAGGACAAAGTTACCGTTTAGGTCGTAGAGATCGGTATCAATGTCGGGGGCGAAGGTCCCAGTCAGAAATGTTGAGCCGACCTTCTTTTGGAGACCCCCTTGAACGAAAAAGGGTCCTTGGGATGGGTCAACTATGCCTAGGGTCGGGTGACTGACTTGATAGAGATTGGTCGAAGAGCTATGTATAGTGAAAGTGCCAGTTGCCGTAGAGGCGTTGTTGCCTCGGTTTTGCATCAGGTTATTGGTGTAGTGGGAGTACGCGGTAGCGTCCGTGAAGCTGGGGCGGCTACTATGGGGCGGGCGAGGTAGGACGGTAACATTTTGATCGTATTTGGGCAGGCTCGTGTCAATAGTTATAACCTTGCCGGGGAAGGCCCCCAAAGACCCGCTGAATGCGAAGGACGAGTAGTCCACAACGGGAGCGCCAACCATGAACTGAACTAGGTTAGACAGCAGAGCGCCACCAGAGCCCATTCGGTTGCCACGGTTAAGGGGGCCGTTCGCATCGTCAGTGAACTGCCCAGCACCGTATCTTCTCTGAGGCACTCTTACAACTATCTTATCTTCCATGATCGGTCTCCGGGGGGAAAGGCCCCGGCAGGTACGCCGGGGCCTAGAGTTGGAATTACAGAGACCTAAGAATCTCTGGGTTGCGCTGAATTACGTTCATGATCATAGTCTCACCCTCTTCACTTCCGAGGGCGTTGAGCGTGTTCTCCGCAGAGTCCACATTTACAATTGTGACCTGCGGGGGCTGTTGCTGCATCATGCCCTGCGTGGTCGTGTTGTTCTTTATGGAACCAGACTGCGGGGGAACAAAGAGTTCCGGTCCGCGCTCGCCGACGAGTACGGGATGGCCGCCGCTTACGCGACCGCCGCCTGCTACGAAGGACATTCCGCCGCCGCCGCCCAGTAGGTCACCGAAGCCACTTGCGCCGCCCATGCCGCCAGCCGTGCCGCCGCCCGCCATTGCGGAAGGGCCGGTCGTTGGGGAGGCAACGGCGCCGCCGCCCAGTGCCTTGATGGCCATCTGGATTGCGAGTTGGATGAGAAGTTTGACGATGATCTCCTGGATCATCTTGAGCATGGCCCTTGCAAACTTCTTGAAGCTAACTTCGCCAGTGGTTGCCATTTCGACGATGGAGTCCGTGACGAGATCAAATGCGCCAGCGAGACCTTCTCCGATGGTCGCCCGTGTGCTGGTGGCAAACTCGAAGATGTGTGCCTTCGCGTCGTCTAGGCCCCCCTTCAGGGAATCGAATAGCTCCGTGGGGTTCATGAACCCTGCGGCTTGTATCTCTTCCAAGGTGCGGTCAGCGGCTTCAGTCGGGGGCAGGATTTCGCCCCGACTGAAGGGATCGGAGCCACCGCTTAGTGGGTCGGGGGAAGACGGATCGGGCTCGTCGTGCTGGCGACTTACAATCTCAGCGGCGCTTTCTGCGAGACGCTTAGCTTCTGCCATTACATCTACGACGACTTCCATGGCGGTCTCTAGGGCGGGAGCTACGAACCCCTCGATCAGATTGCCCGCACCTTCGACGCCCTTTTTAAGTTGATCTGCGAAGGATTGTGCGAAGTCTACCGAACCCTCCTCTGCGTTCGCCCATGCCCCTTTGAGGAAGTCCCCACTTACGAGTTGGCCCATGTCCGCTTCCTGTAGGGTCTTGACAAATTTAGAGACCTTCGTCATCTTGTTCAGGATCGCGGACAGGAAGTCCAATGTGCCGTTGAAAGCCCGCTTGATGCCGCTTACTGTGGCGTCGAATATGGGACCAATGCTCATGGCGATCATCTTTGCCGCGAACTTGAGCTTGCTGAATGCCCAGTTTGCATAATTGACGACAGCCTCGAACGCAGTCTTCGCAACGAGTTTGTACAGATTCCAGTACCCAACGAGTACGTCCATCAAACTGATCTGTGACCCAAACACCTCTATTGTCGAGTTGCGGAACCGGTATATGCCCGCAACGATAAGGGAGATCACTCCGACGATCCCCATGAACGCGGAGGTAAGCGGAAACGAGACTATGGTCAGACCCACTACTGCGGCAGCGAGTATCGCTACACCAGCGGCAGCCCCGACCATCGCGGCCTCGACGTTGTCCATGATTTTGCCAGCTTCAGGTCCGCCCTCTTTGATGATCCCGTTCATCTCAATCAGGGGCTTTGTGATGAACTTGTCTATCGCCCCACCCAGCCCTTCAGCGGTTCCGGCGGCGTGCATCATCATGCCCGCGAACAAAGTAAGTTCTCGGTTCACGGATACCATCTGCGCCTCAATAGTGAAAGAGAACTTCTTGAACTTCTCATTCAAGCTGTCGATCGAACCGCCAAAGATTCCGACAAGAACGTCCGTCGTGATCTTGCCGTCTTTTCCTAGCTGGCGCAAAGCGCCGACAGGCTTATCCATGCCCTCGGCCAGTACTTGAGCAATCATGGGTGTCTGCTCTAGGACCGAGTTGAGTTCCTGCCCGGACAAGCGGTTAGCGGCTAGGCCCTGCGAGAACTGCCGAAGTGCGCCTTCGGCTTCCTGTGCGGTAGCACCGGAGAGCCTAACGGCCTTGGTCAAGTTTTCGACCATCTTAGATGCGGTCTCGTCACCAAATCCGGCTCCCGATTGCACCATCGAGATTCGCTGGTACACCTGACCGACTTCAGTCAACGAGGAGTTCATCTTGCGAGCGATGTTGATCGTGTCCTGCATCTTGAATGACGCAGACCCGGAACTCTTAGCGAAGACCTTCGTCTGATTGGTTAGGTTCGTGAACGCATCTGCGGACCTGACGAGCTTGCGCGATGTGCCTATGGCAACCGCGCCTACCGCCGCCAGAGCAATACTAGCTTGGCCAGCGGACAGTCCAGCGCGATCCATGGACCTTCCGAGTCCGGTCATCTGGCGAGTGGTCTGCCGGATACCTCGTGCATTTACGTTGATGTTAATGTTCTGGGTTGCCATCGTGTCCCCTTAGCGTTTCTCGTAGTTTTTGTCTAGAACGTCGAAACCTATAAGCCAGTTGACGGCTCGGTTCACAGCACGCTGAACGAATCCAGCGGGTGCTTGCGTCGAGGTGCCGTTGTCTAGGGTTGCGATGTATGGTACACCATTCGCGATACTCGCGTTCGTGGCGCCTCTGCGTATCTGAGTACGGGCCTCTTCTCGGGCCCCAGGAGGTTCGCCATATTGGCCCTCCCCAGGGTCATCATAGTTCGGTCCGTTCTGAGATATGTTCCACCCATTGGTTGCGCGTCGGGTATCACGCGGAGTTCCAGTGCCCGCTCCAAGGGAGCGTGGGTCTTGTGTGAGTTCCCCATAGACCTCAGCGGACACATCACGTACAATAAGTTTTAGATTGTTGTCAATCCTGTCAGTGAGTTTTTGCATCTCTGAGGCAGCTAGCTTGAAGTTTGATTTCATTCTCATATTCTACGCTCCGGTAAGAAAAGGGCGGGCCTTGTGATAAGGCCCGCCCGTTGGATCGCAAGTTTCCTGCTGGCCACGCCAGTTTTCAGCAAGTTACCAGTTGGACCGTTTGGGCTGCTTGGCTTGCGCCTTGCCCTTGCTCTCTGCCTCTTGTTGTTTCCTTTGCGTCTCCTCGTTTATCACTGCGAGATACTCTAGGTCTATCGCGGTGACGTAGGCTATGAAGTCCTCATAGAGGAGTACGTCCTGTGTATATGCATGTCGCTCCGCGTATTGGTCAATGGCGGTCCAAGGGATAGGCCCAGGACCAGACATCGTGTACTGTCTGCATGTTGTTAGGACCCAAAACTCCTGAATGAACTTACCTAGATGCTCAGGTAAGTCAGGAGGGACTGCGCTTTTGGGAGGAGGTACACCCGCATCGGCTGCGGCCTTCAGGAGGGCCGACGCCCTTTCGCCCCATTCCAGGGACCAGCGGATATACTCCCTTAGTTTTTTGAGTTCTGTTCGACCTCTTCCGCTACGAAATTCACAGCCTTCTGGGCCTCTTCAAGAATCACGGTCCGAAGCTCAGGGAGATCAAGCAGCAGTTGCTTGGCTGCGGGGACACTGAAGGGCAGTGCCTTGCCATCACGGTCGTTGACGTTAGCCCAGGACAGAATGACCGTCTCGGCTATTGTCTGACACATAATATCCTCGGCCTTGTCATCGCTCATGGTGCCCGCTTTTATCGAGCGCTCATAAGGTCGGAGAAGTGCCTGCAAGCGGTTCGCAAACTTCTTGTTCGACCCACCGGCACGGGCCAAGGTGAATTTGATCTCCACCTCATTGTCGAACAGGATCAGCTCGAAGCCGTCGAGTTCAGCGTCCTCATTTGTTTCAAAAAGTGTATACAGTGACATGAATGTGTTCCTTTGTTCAGGGGGTTATGCCCGCTGGTGCGGGCGAACTTAGGCCACACATGTGGTCCTAAAGTGTAGTGGAGCTTCGGTATGAACTAGGGAGAGGCTGGACCGTATTGGCAGCCCAGCCCCCAAGTTCCTAGGTGGTCTTCGCGATGGTCAGAGTATGATTTGGAAGCGTATTGTCGCGAAGGGCCTGAAAGGAGATCGAGGCCATCACGTCTTCATTTTTCCCAGAGACGTCCGGGGTGCCCTCAGAGAACTTAACTCTTGGCAGGAAGAACATGATGCTCTCGTCGCCCGAGTTGAAGGCCAAGGTCAGACTGGTTTCAGAGTTGTCGATGACCTTAGCGATCAGGTCGGAGTTGTTAAAATAAGTGTTAAGAGATCCGGTGACCGAGAACTCGCCAGCGCCGATTGAGATCGCCCCCAACGTACCAAGAGCGTTTCGCTCGCGGAGGTTGTTCTCGATTTCGATGCTCGCTTCCATGACGAAGTTGTCGCCCATGGGTTCGCCACCAATGGCGATGGTCGCCACGTTGCTCGCCGCATTGTACACAGAGAACGCTCCAGCGGTGGGACGGGTCAGAGATCCACCAAGCTGCGCCTCGAACTTTTGGGTCTTGCCGGTGAAGCCGAACGAGGCTTCAACGATTGAGGACGCCGAAGCTGACATGCTGAACGTGCCAGGGACCATGCCACGAAGATACTCATAGAACTCATCGGAGCCTTCGTCGGTGCGGTACGTCCGCTCCATGGTGTACGAGGACTGTGTCGTGCCATTGCTGATCGACGGGAGCAGGGTGACCGTGGTTCCACTGGTTGCGCCAGCAGAGGTCGTCGAGGCGGAGATCGTGATCGACGTTGATCCCGTTACACCGGTAACCGGCGCGATGACTGTCTCAGTTGCATTTTCAACCTTAACGACGCCACCAACAGTGACCCCACTGGTAATGCCGGTACCTGCGAGAGTGGTTCCGCCAGCGACGTCCGTGAAGGTTACTGAGCCGCTGTTTACTTTCACCGAAGCGGTCTGGCTGGCCAGGGTCGTACCGGAGAACAAGACCCCATCCAACAGGTTGTCAAGAGCATTGCCCGCGATCAGCTCGGTGTCGAACCCGCCGCCGACCGAGGCGTTCACGAGGACGAGGTCACTGATCTCTCGGTCAGATCGGATGATGCTTGAGGTGGTCGTCTCGGGGGTAAAGCCGAGGTCAGACGAGCCGGTGAACGGGATAGCCACAAGCTGCCCCGTGGATGGGGTAGTGCCGGGTGTACCTGCGGCCTCTTTGATATATCGAAGACCCACGCGATTGGTATCAGACATTAAATAGTTCCTTTTTTTTTTTACGACACGCGGTCGTATGAGAAGTTAGCAACTACGTTTACCTGAAAGTAGGTTCCGTCAGCGCCAATTTCGTTTATCTGGACGTCTGTCAATCGAACGATGCTGTTGTCCGCACCTTCAAGAGCAAACATCATTTGGTCAGACAGGTTACGAATCTCGTACTGTCCGCCGCCTTGAGGCATAAATATTTGGATGAAGAGCGCCCCGGATCGTCGCTTGAGCGACTGGTCGCCAAGGCTGATCTGCCGTCCGGTGAAGTGACGAACGATGGCTCGGCCGAATGTGCTGGGCACGTCGGGACGATCTGCGTCCATATTATCGAAGTAAAGCGGAGCGCCGCCAGCCTGAGCGTCCCAAGTCGTCTTGACTAAGGTTAGCATCTCATCCACTGCGCCCATCTGTGTTGACATATCAGTTCTCCACCTTCAGGATGTACAGGATAGCCTGATTTCCGGGTTGTACCGTTTCGACTTGTTCGATCTCAAGTACGCGAGAGCCGTCCACTAGTTTGTCCGCGATTGTCGGGGCCACGCCAAGGTCCCGTGCCGCGACGTAGACTAGTATTTTGCTCTGCTCTACTGGAGAAACAACCAGTCGGCTGACTGCGGACAGCCGCGCTTCAAGATCCTTCGCGTTCTCATTGAAGAACACAGCGGTCGTTGACTCGTCGGTATCCACGGTCGTGTCGCCCGCGCCGCCCCAAGGCTTTGCAGGGTCTCCTGCGGTCGTTACGGACCGCCGAATTGAAACAGTTCGGCCATTCTTTTTGATCAGCTCAACTGCGGTATCTATTAGCGCCATGGTGACCTCCTATCGGATGGTGCTGCCTGAGCGCCCGCCAGCCAGGAAGCCAGAGGACTGTATGATCTTGTCTGCCGTCGGATAGGACAGCGTGATCTTGATTCCACGAGCGGTGTCAAATCGGGTCTCCTCTTCGAGGGTGCCGACCTTCTCGCGCTTGTAGTTGACTGAGTGGGGCTCGGTCTGGTCCACGGCAGGGGAGAGGTCCACGAGCCCCGCACCGGTACCAAGGACTGCCAGAGCGTACTCAGCGGTCGCTTCCGCGATCTCTGCTGGGACCGTCGAGCTTACGTCCGCGCCACGGTTGTTCAGGTACTTCGCGGCCATGGGGAAGCTGAGTGCCTGCGTGGTGAGGAGTGGGGTACCTGTGAACGTCCAGCGGGACTCCACGTAGTCCGTCGCGCGAATCAGCGCGACGACTTGGTCGGACTCGCTCGCGTCCGCCCAGATTTCGTTACCACGGAGTGCGTGGTACGTTGCGGCGGGGGCCAGATTGATGTAGGTGTTGGCCGCTGAGAGGCCAGCGCCGTTTTCAACGACGAGGTCTGATGCGATAGGCATTAAACTAGATCCTTCACGATGGTTACTGAGCCGTACAGAACCGTGGACACTACGCCCGTGTCCGTCATCTGAAGCTCATGATAGTAAGTGCCCGCGAGGGACTCGGTGTCCGCTGGGTCAAGCGTGATGTCGATGCGGCCAGTGGCTGCGTCGATCAGGGTGACGCCCGAAGCCAGAGCCTTGGTCAACAGTGCTGCCCCGCGAGGCGCAACTGCTGAACTGCTCTTCTTGGACATCGCCCAAGTGAATGTGGCTGCGGTGAGGTCTACAGCCGACCCACTTGAGTCATTGACTGTGACCTCAAGGGTCAGAGTGTCGCCCGAGTGTAGGGTGGCGTCGTTCTGGGTGCCTAAGGCCATGTTGTTATTCTCCTGCGGAACCCGTAAGGGTCGCGGTGGTGCTCTTAGTGCCGGTCAGGGTCGCGGTGGTGCTCTTAGTGCCTGTCAGGGTCGCGGTAGTAATTTGGGTGCCGGTCAAGGAGGACCTGTATGTCTCGGGAACCCTGATGGTCAGGACCTCGATGGACTCGTCGTAGGCGTACATGCCAGAGATCAGGGGGAGCGTCTCGCCGAAGGAGAAGTCAGGTATGGGTGCTATTGATACGAAAGCAGAAGCTAGCTCCGTTGTGTTCATGGCGGATTTGTCTAGTCTAGTGTAGCCCCATTCACCTGTTGAGGAGGTACTGGGTTCGCTCCATGCAGCAGATCCCGAAGATAAAAAGCCAAAAGGTCCGCCACTGACCTTAACCCGCCCAGCCCACGTCTGCCCAACAACAGGCTTTATCTGAGCATAGAAGGTTTCCGCGCTCGCAAAGGATGGGAGCCCATATGCCGGACCCCATAAGATATAACTAAACCCTATCGCTGCGACCCCACCCCATGTGTGCGGGTTGTCGGGGAAGTTACGTGCGGGGGAGGCCGTGAACCCGTCAAAAGCATTAGCGTTGGGCATGTATCGGGTCATGCCTTCGAGCACCGCAGAGGCCACTCCTCTTTCGGAGGATACTGGTACAATCACGTCAGCCATTAGGTGCTCCTAGATGAGGTTGAACTTCAAAGCCCCGGACTCGATTACGATAGTGTCGAAAGAAGGCACATACATAGGGGAGGGCAGGTTCCAGAAAAGGATCACGGCGTTGTCCGCAGTGAGGGCCTCGGTGTCCACAATGGCATATGATCCGAAGGAACGTCCAGTAACCCAGGTTGGCATACGTATCTCTACCGTGTTAGTGAACTCATTACCGGCTGCGGAGAAGTTAGAGGAATTGAAAGTGTGCTCAGCGAGACCAACATATGTAGTCAGCACGGTCTCTGATGAGTTGCTGAAAGTGCCGTCGGCGCTCAACTGCCCCAAGTGATCGAAGAACATCATGAAATGCACGTCGCCGTTCGGAAGGGCGCTAAATGCGGAAGTGGTGAGATCCCATAGTCGATTACCTGCGTTCATAGTGTACTCCTGTAGAAGTTCCGCATGTAGCCTGCGACCATGTAGTCGATCTGCGGGCCAGTGGTCAGTTCACGCTGAGTGATCTCGGCGCGGTATTTGTTCCAGATGAAGAACCGTGTGTACGGTTCGTCCGCTAAGGCGTCGAGGCGCGCATGGGCCTCTGGGGTGGTGCCGTTTCTCAGGAGCAGCTCCCAGAACGGGTTGTGCTCAAAGGCTATCGTCCTGTTTATCTTGGTAATCCAGTCCTGGACTCCGCTACTGTCCTCGTGGTAATCGTTGAGCAGGTCGAGGGAGTGGGCGGTCATAGCGTTCAGTCCGTGAGAGTACGCATTCTGGATGAACGTGTTATAGTGGATCGTCATCAGTCCGACGTGGTTGAACCAGCCCTGGTGGGGCTTGTCTTCGATGTGGCCGATGGAGTACGCTAGAGCCTCTAGGTTGAGCCGTAACGGTGCGTCCAGTATGTGGGCACTAGTGCCATGGGTCTCGTAGTTATGGTCTCTCAGGCTCCACTTGCGCTCAGAGATCGCATTGTAGAGGTCGCGTATGATCGTGGTGACCGAGTCGTCAATCTGGGCGTCAACGCCTGCGAGCAACTTGCGGCAGACCGAAAGGCCGAACAGGACTCCGGTGACTTGGTCCTTCGTGGTCTTGAGCAGGTAAATGTAACCACTGCGGGACTGGAGCGGCTTGCTGTACCAGTAGCTGCCTTCGGCCAGGGTGTAGTTTAGTCCGAACCGGGAGGACATCCGGGAGGGCATCACGCGGCGAACCAGGACGCCGCGAGTTCCGGTCACAGTGGTTAGCAGTGAGATGCCCCGGAGGGACATTCGGATGGCTTCGAGTTTGTCATCGGAGGGGTCTGCTGCATATCGGTACGCCATCGCGCCGAGCTGGATGCCCGCATAGAGCGCATTGTCATCATCGGTCCAGTAGAGCCCATGGTCGTGACGAGTGAAAGGAATCCCATCGACTTGGTGGTTCTCCGTGTAGCTCGCGAGCGCCTCTTCGAGGGTCACTTTATATGCTCGGGGATGAAGTGTGAACCGGCAATGAGGTTACGTTGGGTGGGGTTGCACTAAAGATTGCTCCGTGATAAGTTATATCATATTCAACTACAGCAGTTACGTTGGAGGATTGGTCATTTAGTGGGTGTAACCTAATATACCTCGGGTCGTCATCCCCGGCGGTGTAAAAGGAAGTGGCAATGTCGTAGGTAATTGTTGACATTTTTCCGACCAGGGCAGTCCAATCACTTTGAACCCCCCAACTCGCACTAATCGCTACTCCGTCTATATACGCAGGTCTATTTGCAGGACCGAAGCCTGCGCCGGAGAAGTAGGGAAGATTGATGACGCGACCGCTGACGGCGTTACCCAGTTCCCAAGATGGTGCGGCCATGATAGTCGTGGGGGAGGTAATATCGAACTGGTCTATGCTTACGACCCAACTTATATACTGACCCGGATGGGAGGTCTCTCCAGAAATAGGTATAGAATCATCTGGCATACCCCCAGTTCCGGCTGAGTGGGTGGTGTTATCTAGGTTTGCGTCAGTCCATTCAAGATACCCGGTAGAACTTATGCCAGCCGCCACTCGAACGCCAGTACCGCCGGTTGAGGAAGACGTGTATTGGGGCGTAATGGCATCATACCCACTCGGCTCGGTGTGGCCGTCAGACGCTGTCACTGTAGCCATGTCCCACGCCCAAGTATACTCGTACCCCAGAGGCTCCTCTGCGGGGACGGCTGCGCGCCTGTCTTTGTTCTTATCCATCACGTACCATTGCTTCTGCGCGATGGTGGTACCCTTGCCGCGTTTGAGTTTGGCCATGTTGGCTCCCTAGTAAACAAAAAAAAATAGCGGAGAGGATAAGGAGATGTGCTCGCCTTTATCCTCTCCGCAGTTTAGGAGCGTGGAGTCAAGCGCGTAAGCGCAGCAGGAGACTCAACAACACTCCGGGTTTATGTTCATATCAATTTCATTTCGCGCAGCACCGCCGCGATCTTGTTCTTCTTTTCGTCGGACTCTGCCTGAATCATACGGCGTGTCGCCTGCTGAGACAGCCAAAGCTCCGTGGAGGTGAGCGTCTTGGGTTCGGGGCGAACGCCGCCGAGCTTGTGCCGGACGGCAACCGCCGCCGCCGCCGCGTCTTCGTGCCCTTTGACCTCTGCGGTCAGAGCTGCATACGCAGCTTCGTAGTCATACCCCTCGTCACCGGGAAACTTGCCGTCAATTTCAGGCGAGCCGGGGATGGGGTTCTCGCGCTTTGGTTTGAAAGCGCGGGGTTTCTTGTTTTCGCTCATGTTGTATCCTTCCGCGCGTCATGCGCTTGGGTTGGCTACCTGTCATCAGGCATCCGGGTTGTTGTTGTAGAGCCGAACCATCTCGGCCACGATAGCGGATCGCTCGACTTCATCCTCAGTGAACTTAATGTGTGCGATCAAGTCACTAGGGGCTTGACCGATACGCCGGATGATGTCGGCTAAGCCGTTCTTCTCGTAGCCACGGTCGAACTGGGCGCCGTCGCCTGTAACAAACAGACGCGAACCCTCGCCGATGCGAGTCGTAATCATCTGCATCTGGCTTGGTGTGGTGTTCTGACTCTCGTCCAAAATGATGATCGCATTCTTGAAAGTCCGGCCACGCATGTATGCGAGCGGAGCAATCTCGATCACCTTGTCCTGGATGAGCTGCTTGATCTCATCAGGCCGGTAATACTCACCGAGGCAGTCTAAAATAGGGCCCAACCAGGGGGCCATCTTATCTTCGATCGTTCCGGGTAAGAAGCCGTGCTGCTCGTCCACACTAACTGCGGGGCGAGTGATGACGAGCCGTTCGATGCTCTTCTCCTGAAGCTGCTGTACCGCGAAGAGGGTAGACACGTAGGTCTTACCAGTCCCGGCAGGACCACTAGCAAATATAATCTTCTGACTGTCGTCCTTGAGCGCAGCAAGCAGTCGCCGCTGCCTGAAGTTTCGAGCCTTGAGAACCACCTTTTTCACGGGCGGAGTCTTTACAAGTTCGGGCACTAATTCAACGGCTCGCTTCGCTTTTCGCTTCTCTCTCTTGGTCACAGGTTCCCTCTCGGCGCTTCATGCGCTAGTGGTTCACTGACCCCCATGGGCAGCGTCAGACAAGGAGGGGCCCGGAGGCCCCTCCAGTCTCTATGCTTATACGAGCGTATCAACGCTCGTTACTGCTGCAACCGTCTCGCCCAAAATGGTGGCGGCGTTGACGGTCAGAGTGACCGCTTCTCCGGCGCCATACACGCCAGCAGGGTAGGTGACAACAACCGAAGCCAGACCGTTCACAAACGTGAGGGTAGTGGATGGGATTGTTGGAGTTGGGGTGGTGGAGTCGGACACTGCCACGCCCGTCGTGATGGCCTTATTGAACCATTCGTGGACATCACCCGCTGCGTTCTTGAGTGCAACCTGAACGGTACGAGTTGTTCCTGCGTCGGCCACGGCTTCCGACGTGCCGAGCGTTGCTGGGGACGCAGTGAAAACCAGATCGCCGGACATGGCTTCCTGTCGTCGTGCGTTCTGCGCCCCGAGTGCGTGCGAAGTCTTGCTACTGAGTTTAGGCATATATATGGCCTTTCGGGGGCCGGGGGGCGTATTGCCCCCCGGCCCCGACAGTTGTGATTTAACCGTTCGAGCGAAGGATCGCCAGCGGGATGTCCTTGCGCTGTCCGACCGTCGTGTACGCAGTGTTCACCTTCAGTTCCGCATTCGTGGGGGATTCGCCAGCCGCGACGTTGGTCGCAACCGAGAAGCCCTTGGGGTGAAGCACGAACTCACGTCGGTTAACGAGGATCTCTTCGCCGCCGCCGTTGCCGTTCAGGGCGTTACGTTCGATTTCAGTGCCGACTCGGGGAGAGCCAACGCCGTACTGGAACGCACCAGGACCAAACGCAACCGAGGTGTACATCGGCTGATCAGTGGTCGTGTCCGCCTTGTGACGACTATTGTCAACGGTCAGTCCGTCGTCTACGAGGAGCGTGCGCCCCATGTAGGTTCCGAACCCAACGTCTGCACGGCTGTCCGGGATGAAGTCAATGAGGTTCGCCTTCTGGAGGTTCGTGTGAACAACCGAGTGGACCGCGATGGCCGTAACGTCGCTCTTGTGGTCGCCGAGAAGCTGGAATGTGTCCAGGATGTCGCTGCTCGTTGCGAGGTTAGCCGCAACCGCGTCCGTGTTATTAGCAGCAGCGATGTCGTTGATCAGGCCCGCCTCATCGAGGATAAGACCCTCCAGGATCGCGTTGACCATCTTCTGCTCTTGTCGAACCCAGTAAGAAGCGACTCGACCAGCGACCATCGCCATCGGGTCAGAACCAGCGAGCTGGCTCGCAAGGTCCATAGCGGACCAAGCCTGATTGCGGTTGTGTCGAATGCCGATCTCTTTGTGAGACCCAGCCTTTTCAGGTGTTGCTGCGCCACTGTCGCCGGATACGTTGGCTTCAGTGTCCAGCAGGTCTTCCCAGACGGGCATCTGGATCAGATTGCCCCCACCGGACAAGAAAGCGTCGAGTGCGGGGTTACGAGCGATGACGCCCGACCGCACAAGGAGGCTAAGCTCCGTGCTGAGTTGCTGCGTGTACGCCGAGAAAACATCCGGGACGATCACGTCTGCGATTTGGGTAGTTGCCATTTTGATTTAAGTTCCTTTTGAAGTTGGGCCACGCCCACTGTTGGGCATGTTGGCCTATAGTACAAATAATTGTTCAGATGGCGTGGCGTGTACTTCAAGTACACAAATCAACCAGGGGGCTCCCCCGGTAGAACTTATTGCGATCAGATTCCGAACTTAGCCGGATTCTCGCCTGCGGCCTTCGCCAAAGCCTTGGCTCGCGCGGGATCGGCCTTAACAAGAGCACCGATCTCGGTCATATTGAAAGTTTCCTTCTGGAAGGGGTTCGGGCCACCAGCCGGGGCTCCCGACTTGCTGCCCGCAGCACCCGCGCCAGCCGACTGTTTGAACCAGTGGCTGCGCCGTCCAGAGGCTTGCATTTCTGTAAGCGATTCACGAATTGTAAGACCCGGCTCAAGCCCGACTCCATCCTTGGAGACGATCTCGCCGAGGTCGTTCAGCTCGAAGCTGCGCTCAACGAAGGGGAGGAGATCCTCACGAGCAGAATCCACAAGCTGGACGCCCTTATCCCCAGAGATGGCGTCGAGGGCAGCATCGCGCATGGTGCGCTGAGTCTGTGCCGCTTCGTGCATCTGGATGGCGTTGGTGTAGCTGCTGTTCTGCTCACGGAGAGACTGGAGTTCGCGGTCAAGCTCTCGCGTCTTGCGAGCGGCGAGAAGTTCCGCGCGGTCTTCCAGTTCCTGCGGGTCCGCTGCCTTGGGTGCCGACTCAAGCTGGAAGCTGAGGTCGTCCGCGCGGTCGCGCAGTTCCTGAATTTCTGTAGCTGAGAGGTCGATGCCAGTGTAACGGGACTTCGTTTCCTTGTGTGCGCTGCGCTCTGCGGCTAGGGCTTGCTTGAGCTTGGATACGTCTTCCGATCCAGGGCCATCAACTTGCAGCTCATAGCCGCCATCTGTTTCAACGTAGTAGCTTGCGAGGTCGCCCGCATCTTCGAGTGATTCAATTCGTCGTTTAATCATTTTGGTTTATCCTTTGCGCGTCACGCGCTTGGGTCGGCCTCACTCAACATAGAGTTCGGCCTACGGTGGGTTATTCCTCGACGTCCTGCTGGTCAGTCGGGGGTTGTTCGTTACTGTTATCCTGTTGCTGAGCTGTTTGCGCCTCTTCCGAAGCGACCGAGAGACTAGACTTGCGGATTGCTTCGAGGACGTTCCCCTCGGCTGCGATCTCCGCAATCTCATCATCAAATCGCTTCTCTGCGACATCATGCTTGACCAAATACTCATGTATAGATGCGTAGGACATCGGGAGACCCGCTGCCTTCGCTTCCATAAGGTTCATGATCTCCTGCGGCGGTAGTCGGTCCTCTGTGAAGTCCGTAACCGGAATCACTCGAACGGCTGCCTCGTCGGCACCCATCCAGCGGGCCATCTGCTTCAGCGAGGTTTCGAGCCCGAGGGCTGAGGTGCGAGCAATTGAGCGAAGCGTAGTCGTCTTGGCTGCAACGCGAACCTTGAGAGCCTCACCGGACTCCGCTTGGGAGCTGGTGTTCTCAAGGAGTTTTGAGCCTTCGGACTGCGCGCGTTTGTAGTCGCCTTCCAGAGCCATTCGTTGCTCGGTCAGGCCTACGCCTGAGAGTCCGATGAACTTAGCGTCCGCACCTTCGGGGAGTTCGATGATCGCGCCAGCGCCGATGCGCGTGGGCTGATCATCGTCTAGTTCAGAGCCAGGGGCGACCCCGGTAATGATTAGTGTCTCTTGTCCGAGGTGGTGCAAGGTCTGACGAAAGTCGGCTTCTGATTGATAGATGGTAAGGGCTGCGTTAGAGCTGCCCAGCAACGGGATAACTCCCGGAGTTGCTTCCAGATCGGAAGCGTTGATAAAGGTAAACGGGACAAAGTCTAATGACTGCCCGCGAAAGGTTGGGGTGAGGGTTTCGCTCGTGATCCGGTCCTGTTCAGTCTGGGTGCTGTAGTTACCATTCTCGTCCAGGAAGAGTGCGCGATGCACTTCCTCTTCCGTCCAGGCGTAGCTGCCAAAACCTTCATTGATCTGCTCGATCTCTTCAGTGACAACAAAGTCTAGCATGTCGGAGCCGTGGCCGTAGTCCCGCCGATCGCTCCAGTTGATTATGCTTCGCGCGTCGTACGTGACAAAGAAAGGAAGCTCTCGGTCCGGCGCTGTGTCGATCAGGAGGCCCATGCGGCCGTAGATAAGTTGCGCTTCGTGGATTCGACGTAGAAGTTGGTGTAGGGTCTCGCCTTGACGGGTCGCGTTATCAAGGAGCGGCTCCATCTCGGGCGGTAGTTCGATGGTCCACAGGTCCTTTGAAAGGATGCCGGTCATTGTGCCAGCGGCCTGCTGTACGATCTCTGGGAACACTGCGCGGTCTTTGTACGCGAGGTATGCGCCGTAACCCGGTTCGCGTGCCTGGAGGGCACCATCAATCACTTGGCTTCCGGTAGCGCGGAGATACCTGACGCCTTTTTCCTTAATGACTCGCTGGCCTGCGTACACGTCAGCCATCTGGACGTAATCCTCGATGACCTTGTCATACTCAGGATGGGTATTCTTCAGGGTCATGAGGTTCTCCTAGGTTGTGAGACGTCACGCGCTGTCCGCAGTAGGGGCAGCGCGATCGGTCTCCTTACAATATGCCGCGTGAACGGCGAAATTTGAAGATAGGCGCTGCGGGGGCCATAGCTAATACCAAGGCGTCCGCGCGGTCAGGGCTAGATACTCCGCGTCTGCGAAGCTCGTCCTTACCTTCAATCTGAATCTTGCCCGTCTCAAGGGTCCTGTACCCTGGGACGCTGAGTTCTTTTATGAGCTGAGCATCATCTAAGGGCAGCAAAAGAAGTTCATCGAGTGGGTACTCAGCCCCCTGTTCGCCGTCGCTTGACAGCCACAGGAAGTGATCGTGAGTTTTGTTCAGCTTGGATCTCAAGATCCACCAGAGTTCCGCCTTGAGGTTGCGGAACAGGTCGCGAGCTTTCCTGCCGTTAGGCATCACAGCCCTTGTTGGGCTCTTGCCTACGTCAACAGGGATGGATTCGATGGCCAGACGCCTCATAGTAGAGGCGACACCACGCCCAACGCCAATCGTATCATATTTGATTGAGGTCACGTTCTGAACTTCCGCGTAGGCCGCGAACTTCTCAGCCGTTCTCGTTGTGTCCGCGTCGAGCCAGCCTATCGACTTGCCGACTACTGGACCATGAACTGGCACAAAGACGTTCTCATCGCGCACGCCGCCAACATCACAACCAGCTACGCCCGAGCCGAAGTCCGGCATAGCATCCGTGTCGATGAGGTGCTTGTGCAACCTCATGCTGGACTGGACCCAAGCGGGATTAACTGTGGATTCTTCACCAGAACAGTCGAATGAAACATCCAGTTCCTGAGCGATGACCCGAGGGTCATTCAGTCGCTTAACTTCCCTATCGTACCAATCGCGGTCTTTTCTTTCGTCCTGGGTCCAATGGAAGGAGAAGCCACGTATGTCTTCATTCTCTAGCCACTTGCGAGCAAACGGGTTCGCGGGGCCGTTGGGCGTCGAGAGGTCAATTCGGCAATTCGTATTCTGCGAGAGTGAGGCATCAATTTTCTCAGGACGTTCGAGGAACGCAGCCTCATCTACGAAGTAGATTGAGGAACGGCCGCCACGGCCGATGGAATCACCTGCCTCGCCCGTGATACTAGCACCATTGACGGGGTTGATGATACGCAAATAGCGCGCATGTTTGTTTTCAGAGTATCCGTCAGGCAGGAGTTCATGTGGGAGGAACTTGAGGTACGCCCGAACCTTGGGTAGGAGCGCGTCCATCTGACCAAGAGTGTCAACGAGGGACTCCTTGCGGGAGCCCACAGAGACCTTGACGCCCGGTCGGAATAACCATGCGTGGGTAGCCCATGCCAAAGAGATGATCGAGACGCCCATGTCGCGAGACTTGCCGATCACAAGGTCTTTATTATTCTCATAGCAGTAGGTCAGCTCTTCAAGATATTCTATCTGGCGATCCATGAGGATAAGAGGCATCGTCGTGGGTAGCCCGCGCGAAGCGAGTCGGGGATCGTAGGTGAGAAGCCAATCCTCGACGAAAGCACATACGTTTCCATCCGCGTAATAGCGCTTCACGACATTCCAGGAATTGTCTTTGCGGATCTGCGCGAGACGTGCGGACCGCTCTGCGAAGATGCGGCCGTAATCTGGGTTCTGGAAGTCTAGTTCGTAGGGGCTCTTATATTTGCCTTTGAACTCGTAAGGGATGTTGGGGTCGTAGCTTGCAGGTCGTATCGACATTTGGAATCACTCCGTATATCATAAATAGGATTATAGATGCGACTCCCCCCTACAGTACATTATCTCTGATTTAGGGCGTCTCACTTAGTGTCGGCTCTTGGGGGCAGATTTTGTTCTCAAGCCAATTCCAACTCGTGGCCATAGCGAATTCGCATCCGGCTTCCTGGGGATTGATGGACACATTGCCACCTACCGCTTCAGGACGTGCATCGAAGCCGACTTCGACTCCAGGCACAGGGGAGATGCTAGCTGCACACCCAACGATTAGGAAACCCATTGCCGCTGCGGCCATTCCAATATATAGCATTCTCATTTGCTGCTCCTTGTGGTTACCACTTCTTGCACGACCAGTAGCCAGCGGTTAACTTAGATTTCTTTTCGTCACACTTGTGGCGAGCCCGGAACGATTTACGACGTTCGGGGTTGGACTTCTTGATCGTCATGTTCGGGTCTCCGAACCGTACGACTTTCACCTTGTCGCCTTCCTTGGCAAGAACGGCGAACTTCTTGGACCCCCCGGAAGTACGCTTGGGCTTGTTGAAACCGCTGAACGTCTCCCCGGCTTTCTTGAGCCTGCCGCCTGAAGTCTTCGTCACACCTGGGTGCTTAGTCTTCTGTGGCTCTTTCTTTTTTCTAGCTGCCATCTACTTGTCCTTACGCCCCAACTGAGGCGGCTAGTGGGCTCATTTTCCCTTTTTCTTAGCGGGCTTCTTCTTAGCGGGCTTTTTCTTAGCCGCCTTTTTCTTAGTGTACTTGCTCTTGCCGTACCCTACGCCTTTGGGCATACGTTACTCCTTATGGGGGTGGACCGGAGCGGGGGAGCGACCCCCGCTCTGGGTGTGAAGCTCGGGAGCGACCCTTACTTCACGGCTGTAAGGCTTGCCATGTAACTAGCTGCCGCCTTCTCTTCATCGGCGTCAGAGGAGGCCACAGGCGCTCCTCCACCGTTGTTGATTGTGACGTCAGTTGCGTTTCGGCTTGCCTTGGGACTGAACCTGTCCAGAATCGCGGTGATCGCTTTATCGTCACCAGCGGCGGCTTTGACGGATATGACGAACGCCAGCAATTCTGCCACGGTCGCACAGTGGGGCAACAGGGCTCGATCCATTCCAACTGCTTCTCCTGCCCGAGCGATATGTGCGTCGGTTGGAGGGCTGTGAACCACGGCCTGAAGCTCTTCTGAGATGATTCCATCTTGGTCGAGCGTCACAGGTTCGCGCTTTACGATTGCTGGTTTGATTTTGGCCATTTGGTGCTCCCTCGCAGGCCACAGACCTGCGAATATGGTTGTCCCTATACTATATTATCTCCGGTCTGGGTCGTTTCACTTAGGGTCCAGCCTGTCAGCGAGGACAGCAAGGCATATGAGGACGATCAGGACAAAGAGACCATCCAATACGTTCATGCGCCCCACCTCTCAATTCGGTAAAGTTCGCCCTCAAGGTCGTCTATCTGCACGATGAGCGCGCGGATTTCGCGGCGGGCATCTGCGAGGAGCAGTTCGAGTCGGTCGATGTCTTCTACGAGGCTATTGTAGTCCATGGGGCAATCTCCTAGGTGAAGCATGGGTCAAAAAGAGCCTGCAAATGAGATGGCAGAGGCTCAAAGGAGTAACAGTGCGTTTCAAAGTCAGAAGGCATGACGTCTAGGATTGCAGGTATGCGGTAGGGAGCTACTCCGGCAGTAAACCACCGCCGACGGCGTCGAAGCTCGCTGTGGCCGATCAGGTAGGCGTTAGCCTGCTTTGTGTAGAGGGCCGGGTCGAACGGGAGGTCCAGTTCCTGGATCATGCTCACAGTTCGCTTCTCGCAGTCCAGCTCAACGTCCAATATGGGCTGGAAGTAAGCATCTAGCTGGTTCCCATTCAACTCGATCAGACCATCGTACCAAAGACTGATCAGGTCCGCGCCATGGGTCCCATCAGGGAGTCGTCCTGCTGTCCATACGTCCGCGCCGTCCTGCCACTGCTGGAAATGAGAGAACTCGTGCATAAGCGTCTCGGCCCATGTGGGGTTACCTGTGGCGATAGCAAAGATAGGCTCGTCAGTGTCCTCACCATCAGTGAAATATCCACCACAGCCTTCAATCTGGTCCGAGCTGGTGGCATCTAGGTAGACGCCCGCCTCGAACAGTTCAGGCAGAGCGTCGTTCGAGAGCCAGTTAGTGAACCGGGGTCGCCTGTCATCATCGAGTTCGCTTGTCGCGTCAATTAGCACGTCCCAGGCGTTGCTCATACGTTCTCCTATACAATGTGAGCCCTCCTCAAGCCTTGGGGGACTTGTCGGGGGATAGCACAGCGAAGAGGTCGATAGTTAGAAAAGCCAAACCGAAGACAACGCCGCTGGTGAGGCCAAGGTTGAAAAAGATCCCAACCCACAAGGCGTCCCCCAGGGCTCTATATGTCCATCCTGACCCATCCTCCTTTGCAATCTTGAACATGCCGAAAGAAAGCAGCGAGTAGGCAACATAGCCAAGGAGGTCTAGGAGAAGGAATGTATCGACGGTCATTCTGTGGCCTCGTTTGGTAGGCAGTGCTCACATACGGGAGAGCCTACGAGCAGTAAATCAAGTGCGATGATGTCGGAACATACATCGCAATGATGTGCATCTTCAGTCATTAGAGTTTCCGATAAATAGATAAATAAGGAGCCAGAGGCAGCTCCGGCTTACACCTCATTATCTCTGAATATGGGCATTCACTTAGTGCCAGGGGTTCTTTTTTTTTGTGGGCGACCACGTCCTGGAACATTTGAAAACTTTTCCCAACCCATCCGCGTCAATTATTAAGGTTTTAACCCCTATTAGTAAACTAAAAAATTTCATCCGGTATATGAGATATAGGCTACACACTACTACTACCTCAGAAACCCCTAGTTTTTGACGCGGATGGGTCGGAAATGTTTTGGAAAATATTTTGCCAAGTAACGCACAGCGCACTTAGAGCGTTTTTGCTCAGAAACGCTGAACCCAAAAAAGTTAACCATACAGGATTTTGGGGCAAAAAACGCCATCCGCGTCAAATATTGTAGGTTTATTTGTGACTGCGGGTCCCTTGACAGGTAAAATTTTGAAAAAAAAAAATTTGGCCGGGACATGAAATTGCCCCTTGACAGATTTAGGTACCCCCTTCTGTGGTTGTCAATGATTGCCGTTCAAAAAAATACAAAAAAATGTCTGAGCGACCTAGGAGCGGGTGCTTTTCGCCCCATTTTGGCCTCGGGGGGCTCTCAGGCCCTCGCCTGCGGGGACCCCCGCAGGCGACGTGCTACAGCCGCCCTCATGCTCGGGGCGGCCCTGATCGCTTACAGACGCGACACAGCGCTTCTCTTGGCGAATACGGCCGCCCTCCTGTGAGGGGGCTTGTAGGGCACCTAGAGATGTTAGGCGATGTTAGGCGCCCTAAGTGCCCCACAAGCCCCCTCAGCCCATGAGGGCGGTTGTGTTGACTTAGAGCGCATATTGGCGATGTTAGGCGGCTCTAGGCCAACAGGGCCGCCCTCAGCCCATGAGGGCGGCGGTGTTGACTTAGGGCGCGTATTGGCGCGTGCTAGGCGCTCTAGGTCAATAGGGCCGCCCTCACGCGCTCGGGGCGGCCCTAGGGCGCCTAGGGCGCGCCTAGGGCGCCCTATAATCGCACTAGGCGACCCTAGTGCGCCTAGGGCCGCCCTCACGCGCT